TAGACCCAGATGATTTAATATCTCAATTAAAATTATTAATAGATCAACAAGGATTAACAACAGGTAATGGTCTTTCATCTCCTAATGGAAACCCTAATCCGAATCTTAATAATAATAATAGTAATAATAATAATAATTCTTCTAATAATATAAATCAATCCAATAATCCAAATCTAAGTTCTCAATTACCATCATCAATTTTACCATCAGCTTCTTCTATATCAACCTTATCTAAAACTTTAAAAAAACCACCACCACCTGTAGTAGTTATAGGACCGGCAGGATCGGGAATTACAGCTAAAGTACCATTAGGGATTATTGAAAGAGGAAAATTAATAGCTCTAGCAGCTGCGTCCGGTCCAGATCCCCGTCCTAAAATTGACGTAACTTTTATATTTGCTGCTGATGTAAAATGGCATAAAGAAAATGAAAAATACAAAAAAAGTATAAAAAGTAACTCAAATATAAATTACTAATATTTATTCATATGAACATTAAAATATTCAAAAAATTAATCAAGGAAGCAGTAACCGAGGCTATTTATGAAGAATTGCCTGAAATACTGAACGAGGTATTAGCTAATCAAAATAAACAACCATTACGTGAAAATAAATCATTTAATTTCACTAGTGCTGATGTGGCTCCATTACCCGGAGATGTACGTAGTTCATTGATGGCTAAAATGGGTGCTGAATTTGGTTTTCAACAACCACAACGCAATGACTTAAAAGTTATTGATAAGGTTGATGAATCAACTGGTGAAAAAATAAACCCATATCTAAATTTCATTGCTGATGCTGCAGCTAATATGTCACCAATGGATAGATCAGGATTAAGACAATTAGATTAATATGCCTATACCACAAACAGTAAAGATTGATCCATTAGATCTGCAGAAAAATATTGCAGTTGGGATATCTTTACCTTTTAATGGCCCAGCAGGTCCCTTCAATAAAACATATAGTACTCAAGAACAAGCTAAATTTGATTTAATTAATCTATTACTTACTAATAAGGGTGAAAGAGTATTTAATCCTGAATTTGGAACTGATCTTAGACCAGTATTATTTGAACCTATAACAGAAGATATAGTACCTTTAATAAGAAGTATAGTTACTACTAGTGTAGATACTTATGTTCCTGCTATAGTAGTGTCAGATGTAATAGTAAAAAAAGATGAAGATAATAATACTATATCAATAACAGTTACATATAGAATGAGAGTATCAGGACAATCAGATCAAATAACAGTACAATTTATATAAAATGGCAGAAAATAGAGTATCATATTTAAATAAAACATTTAGTGATTTTAAAAATAGTTTAATAAACTATACTAAAACTTATTTCCCTAACTCATATAATGATTTTTCCGATGCTAATCCTGGAGCTATTTTTATTGATTTAGCTGCTTATGTAGGTGATGTTTCTTCATTTTATATTGATACTCAAATTCAAGAAGGATTTTTATTATACGCTAAAGAAAGACCAAATTTATTTGCTCTTTCATATATGCTTGGATATCGTCCTAAAGTATCATATGCTTCTACTACTACAATAGAAATATACCAGTTAATCCCTTCAATTAATATTGGAGGACAAAACCAACCAGATTATACTTACGCTATTATAGTACCTGAAAATACAGTAGTAACATCAGCTAGTACGGGTATTAAATTTTTAACAATAGAAACAGTTGATTTTAATGATACGAACAATACAGAAATAACATTAGTAGATAATAATTATTATATGTTAAAAAAATCTGTTAAAGTAATATCTGCTGAAATTAAGACAACTTCATTTACATTTACTAGTCCACAAAAATTTCAAGTACAAAATATTACTGATGTTAATGTTTTAAATATATTAGATGCTACGGATAGTGATGGTAATAAATGGTATGAAGTACCGTATTTAGCTCAAGCTAGTGTACTACTACCTATCACAAACCCAAACGCAGCATCAGACGGTGTACCTTATTTAGTTGATTATCAAAGAGTACCTCGTCGTTTTGTATCTAGATTTATAACAGACAATACATTACAATTAGAATTTGGAGCTGGAATATCCAACGCCTCTGATGATACAATATTACCAACACCAGATAATATTCAATTAGGTTTAATGCCGGGTATATCTACTTTACTAGATGGATATAATAAAGCAACTCCATTTATTACTCAAGAATATGGTTTATCACCAAGTATGACTACTTTAACAGTTAGATATCTTGTTGGTGGTGGTGTTCAATCTAATGTTCCTTCTAATGATATAACTAATATAGATAAAACAAATATTCAAGTTGGATTAGGTAATTTAGGTGGACCTTTAGCTCAACAAATATTAGATAGTATAGTTTGTGCTAATCCCTCTCCTGCTTCTGGTGGTAAAGGTGGTGATGAAATTGAAGAACTACGTAATAATGCTTTATATGCTTATCAATCTCAATTACGTGCTGTAACTAGAGAAGATTATATAGTTCGTGCTTTATCATTACCAACTGACTATGGTAGTATAGCTAAAGTATATGTTACACAAGATGTAGCTAGTGAAATGTTACCAACACAAACTGTAGCTCATACAGAGGAACGTAATCCATTATCATTAGACATGTATATATTAGCTTATGATAATAATAAAAATTTAATAACATCTGCTACTACATTAAAAGAAAATTTAGCTACATATATTAACCAATATAGAATGGTAACAGATGCTATTAATATTAAAGATGCATTTTATATTAATATTGGTGTTAATTTTGATATAGTAGTACAAAGTGGATATAATAATAATGATGTTGTAACTAATTGTATATTAGCTTTGAAAACTTTTTTTAATATAGATAATTGGACAATTAACCAACCTATTATATTATCTGATATAACAGCTATTTTATTAAAAGTAACAGGAGTTCAATCTGTAACAAAATTAGAAATATATAATAAATTTGATAATACTGGAAATACTTACTCTAAATATGGATATGATATATCTGGAGCAACGCGACAAGGAAATATATACCCATCAGTAGATCCTAGTGTTTTTGAAGTAAGATATCCTGACACAGATATACAAGGTCGAGTTGTACCGTTTTCCCTTTAATTAAAAAAAGTTACAATCTGTCATATTTATATGTAGTAATCGTATAATTATGGCAATTTATAAAATATTTCCTCAAAAAAGTACTACACTTTATTCATATTATCCAACATTAAATGCTGGGTTAGATGAAATATTAGAACTTAGTACTTATGAATCTATTGAAGGTACTAGTGAAGTATCACGTCCTCTTATTCAATTTCAACAAGATGAAATAGATGATGTTATTGATAATAAAGTAAATGGAGCTAGCTATGATGCTTATTTAAAATTATCATTAGCTCATGCATCTCAAATTCCTTTAGATTATACAATCTATTGTTATCCATTGGCAACAACTTGGGATATGGGTGTAGGTAGATTAGCTAATTCTCCTATAACAACTGACGGAGCAAGTTGGGGATACAAAGACCAAGCAAGTGGATCAGTATGGTTTACAGCCGGTAATTTTCCTAACCAAACAACAGGATCATATTCAGGTACTAATATAGGTGGTGGATTATGGTATTATGATCCATATTATGAAGCTACTCAATCATTTAGTTTTTCTAGTAATAAGGATATTGAATTAAAAGTTACTAATACTGTAGAAGATTTATACTCAGGTCAGATTCCAGCTAATACTGGTTTTATTTTAAAACACAGTGATTCAATAGAATTTACATCTGCTTCTAAATTTGAGTTAAAATATTTTTCTTCTACAACTCATACTATTTATCCTCCATATTTAGAAATAAGATGGAATGATTTTTTATATAATACTGGCTCACAAACAGTAATTAACTCAGATCTATATGTTACTAGTATAGGTAATAATAAAAATTATTATCAACAAGACTCAGTGCAACGTTTTAGAATAAAAATTAGACCTAAATATCCACCAAGAACATTTTCTGCTTCGTCTTTTTCATTTAATATATCTAATTATGTATTTCCAACTTCTTCATATTGGTCATTAAAAGATTTGGATAGTGAAGAAATAGTCGTAGATTACGATACAACATACACTAAGATTAGTTGTGATGCAAATGGTAGTTATTTTGATCTATATATGAATGGATTAGAACCAGAACGTTGGTATCAATTATTATTTAAAACAGTATTGGATAATGGTGAAACAGTAGTGTTTGATGAAAATTATTCATTTAAAGTTATAAGATAATATGTCTCAGATTCCTATAGAAAAACAAGTATTTGATAAAAATGCTTTTGGAAGAGTAATTAATACTCAATTTAGTCAATTATTAAATAATATATCTGAAGAAACTCCTGAATTTACATTAGAGGATTTTTTTGAATTATATGAAAACTTATTTTACCAAATCCCAAAAGAAGGAGATACTAATTCACATAGATATATGCTAGAAAAATCTGCTGATTATTTAGGAGTAATAGTTAATCAAGATGATATTCAAGCATTATTAGAAGAAATAACTAATTTAAGACAACAAGTATTAGATACTCAAACAGCACTTGCTGACATAAGTAAAACAGTTAAACAGTAATGGCAGATAATATAAAAATAATAGGTAGTATAAATAGTACTGAAATTATTTCTCGTTATGAGAATAAAGATATTAATCTAATATCATCAACAAGAATTCAAGAAAATTTTGGTGGACAGAATGATTATATTGAATTTTTTGTATACGATGCTGTTGGAAATCTATTAAATATAAATTATAACTATCTTAGTTATAAATTACCTCCATCATTTGGATTGACACCAGGAACATCTACCCCTCCAAACACAACAGGTAATATTCAAACTACAGATGTCGGTATTGAATCAACATTAGCAACTCCAACAAGTTCATTATATCCTATTATTGAAATAGATCCTGTTAAAGACTTACAAGATATAGGATATTCATCAGGAGAATTTAATGTTAGATATAATATATTTCATAATAGATTATCGGATTTTCAAAATCAAGCATTATTTGTTAAAGAAATATCGCAAGATCGAACTGAAATAAGATTAGCTTCTACTACATTAACAAATGAAGAAATTGAGTCTACCGTTTTATCTATTATAGATGAAATAAATAATTCAACATATTATGTAGATTATTTACTAAATTTTGGAAATAATGAACAATACGTAGCTGTTAATATTGCTTTAAATAAAGCTTCTGAAGGATATGAGGTATTATTTAAATTATATCAACCACTTCCACTATCACTTCAAGAAAAGGATACGTTATGGGTAGTTAGTGAAAAAGCTAATCCTTATGTTTTTGATATAAATTTAGATAGATTAATAATTCAAGCTCCGGCTCAACAATTAAGAGGCCCTAATTTTGGTATTGAAATTCCAAATCAAAGTACCGTTTCAACTCAATATAATACCTATACTAATTTAGTAACCGGTTTACAATCATTACAACAAACTTCATATCATCAATTATTAAATTTATTAGCTACACAAAGCGTAAATATAAATGTAGATTATACTGATTATAATAGCTTTGTATTTTTTGGATCAGCATATCAACGCTTATCTAATTTTTATGATAAAGCTAAACAAATTGAAGATTATAATACTTTAATAACAACTTATACCCCATTAACATCTTCAAAGCCAAGCTTAATTACAGAAATAAATCAATATTCATCTAGTATAAGTAATATTATATCTCAATTTGATGGATATGAATCATATCTATATTTTGAGTCTAGTTCATATACTTGGCCTAAACAAGATTCTGAAAAACCTTATATATTATTCCCATATTTAGATGGTAATGTTATGAATTGGTATGCTAATCAATCAATAGTTGCTCAAAATTACGATGCAAATAATTATGATAATTTAGAATATGCTGTACCTAATTTTATAAAGGATGATGATAATAATGCTCCTTTCTTATTATTTTTAAATATGATTGGTCATTATTTTGATAATATATGGGTTTATTTAAAATCGGCTCCTTAGTATACGAGCGTTTAAAATCATTAGGTATTAAATTATATAATAGCCAAGCAGGTGAATCTGTAGATCAATACTTAGTTGGAGCTAATACAGGTAGTAGTACATGGGATAATAATTTTACTATTACTGGATCTTACTTAAATAATATACCACGTAAAGATCTAGTATCTGAATTATATAAACGTATTTACCATAATTTACCTTTATTATTAAAAACAAAAGGTACAGTAGCTGGTTTAGATCATCTTACAACAATATTTGGCATTACAGGTAGTATATTAAATGTTAAGGAATTTGGTGGATCGTTAAAATCTAACTTAATAAATGGATATAATAATGATAAAGTAAGAATTGTTGGTAATAATATTACTGGTCATCCTAGTGGAAGTGTATTGTCACCATTTTTAAGTTTACAAACATTCCCAACAACATCTTCTCTGTTTAGGGAAAATGATATGAATTATGTAGATATATCATTCTCTCCTCAAACACAAATTGATACACGTATATCAGGAGCTATTGCATCAAATAACCCATCATGGAGTTTAGATGATTATATAGGTGATCCTAGACAACAATATAATAATTCATACCCTGATCTAGACGCAGAACGTAAATTATACTTTGAGACAGGTGTACCAGGATATGCTCCATTTACAGGATCAAATATGGATTATAACGGATTTATTCGTTTAATACAATATTTTGATAATGCATTATTTAAAATGTTGAATGATTTTGTTCCTGAAAGAACAAGTTTATCAACTGGTGTAACATTTAACTCACCTGTATTAGAACGTAATAAAGTATCATATGCTAATCCATCAAACACAACTACACAAAGTGTGTATGAAGGAGAAATATCTTCTTCTACAATATCATCTACATACGGTAATTTTTATGATGCCTTATCATTATCAAATAATACCGTAGGTTGGTATGATGGAGTCTTAAGCGGTAGTATAGTAGATGTAAATCAATATTTTGAAGATAATTATAATCCTTACTTACAACCAACTGGAGCAATAGATAGAAATCAATTTGCTCACTCAGATTGGAATGTATTATTAAATAATGTATCTGCTAGTGTAATATCTACTAAACGTAAAAAAATAGAATATACTGGTAATTTTCGTCCAACAGGAAGTATAACATCTTCTGTTGAATTACAAGATTCATATTTAACATTACGTTCATACAATACATCACGTTATGAAGGAATTCAATTAACTAGCTTAAAATATAACACGTATACTAGTGCTTCATATACAGGATCAAATGGCATTACTATTCAAAATGGAGACATGTCATTTGGTAAAACAGCTGTTATTGATCGTAATTCATATAAAGTAGGTTGGGTTAAAAACATACCCTCCAAATCATTAAACTTTTTTGATAAAACACAAATACAATTAAAATATTTAATTGATACAGAACAACAAATAACAGATCTATCAGCAAGGAATGATAATGTAGTTGAGGTTCAAAATATATTTAAAACAGGAGATCCTGTAGTTTTATCATTATCTGATGTAAATAAACCATCAAGACAAAAATCATTAGATGGTACTAAAACTATATTTAGAGGTGGATATTCTTATGATCCTATTCTGTTTAGAGAAGATGGAGAAAATTTAAATTTTACTTATACAGATTTTTTTACAACTAATCTAATATATAAAGGATTAAAAAAATATAGCACACAATTTACTAAATTAGTTACTAATGTTAAAGGTTTCGGAACTACATCAACAGCTACTATAAGTACTATATGGAGTAAATGGCAAGCAGGAGGTTATGGGGATAGTGATACTATATATTCTCCATCTAATGAAAGTGTATTATTTCCTGAGTTAGGATTATCGCTATATGAAGGAACATATTTACCTACTCAAGTAACATCACAAATAGGAGGACGCATAGCAGCACCAGAAAAATGGAATTATAATGAATGGGATGATTATATTGATATTGCTAATACTAGTAATCCTGCATTAATTTCTACATATTTTAATTTTACTTTTCCTCCTGGTCAAGTAGATCCATCATATAATACACTTAATGGAATAAGTAGTGGTTTTATTCAATCATTTCAAAATGTATGGAGATTTGATATTGGTCAATATTTTACAGATAGTTCAAGTTCTCTTGATTCTAATAATTTTGTAGAAGAGGTACAACCTAATAATACAATTTTTACAGCACCAACTGATGGAACATATGCATTTAATGCTACTTTCAGAGTTTCTTTTGAAGGAAGCTATGAATATGAAACATCATTAGTAAATCCTGGATCAACAGATGCACAATTAAATCTTACTGATGATTTCGGAAAAGCCAGACGTCGATCATATATCTCAGGATCAAATATGAAATTAGTTTGTATTTTAGAAAAAAGATCTCCAAATACATCAACATGGACTTTTTTAGCTAATACAAAAATTGAATCTATAGGAGAATCAACTCAAGGTACTATATTTAATAATAGCGTAATTCATTTTCCTGCTGGTCAATCTGTAGTAAAAGCTAATGATATTACTATGAAAATAATTAATAGCTCTCTTAATTTTGGTCCTGCTACTTTTGATTTACTTGAAGGAGATGAATTAAGATTTGGGTTATATTTTATTGATATAGGGGGTATATTTTCAATATGGAAAAATATTAGAAACTTAAGTATAGGAGGTAAAACTAGAAATATACCTGGAGGAGGTGATGCTCTTCTTTCAATAACAGATAACATAGAAAATTATAACTCATTTGAAATAAGCAATACATCTGATGCTAGCTATGAATATATTCAAACAACATCAGTAACAAGTTCAATTAATACATTTAGTTTTTATCAAAATACTAATAATAGTATCTTTATTTCAGATCCTTCTTTAGCATCATTATTTTATACATCATCAACATTTGTACCATCAACTTCAACAACTACATATGAAAATTATTCACCTGTAGTAGATACATTATCTGTACAACCAAATGATTTGATAAGAATTGGAAAATTTAATGCACCTAATCAAAGATATTACACAGTAACAAATTCATATCCCGTTTTAACAAATGCTTATTCTAGAAGTAGATCATATCAAACCTTTCGAAATGTAAAATTTACAAAAGATGATCCCAATTCTACAAGAATTGGAAATTTAACATTAAGAAGCTCAATTTCTATACCAACAACAGGAATATCTCAAAATGCAAATGCGTTTACATTCTTTAATAATATATCATCAAATGGTGGATATTTTATTGTAGAAAATACTTCAATTAATAATTCAAATATAAATAAAATATTTTTAATTAATCAAATACACGTGTTCACTACTAGTAATGAAGTTTTAATTCTTATTAATGATCCTACACTTAGCGACTATACACCTACTAGTACAACAGAAACAACAAAGTTCACCTTAATGACAGCTACTCCAATAAATACTTATGTTATAACTACAGATAAAAATATAGATATAACAGGTATTAATTATAAAAGAGATTTTGCTATTTTAAGACCAAAACCCGATGAAACCTCTGTAATTGTTAATTATAAAAAATCTGAAGGTGAAGTATCACAGACTATATTAATTCCACAAGATGCAAGTGATCTTTTAAAATCAAAAGTAGGTGATATATTTAATAATTTCAATACTAATTTATCAGATAACCAAACAGTAGCTTAATATAATGACAATTTTAAATTATTATGTTCCCTCCGGGTCAATAACAGGATCAGTAACAGCCATACCAGATAATACAGTAGATTCTGTTGTTTATTATTATGGTGTTACTCTTGAAATAACAGCAAGTTCATATGATACTGTTGGTTCAACCTTTGCCTCTACTATAAATGATGTAAAAGTATATATTCGTAGTAGTAGTATAGCTGTAGCAACATACCCATTAGATATTGTTACTATAAATTATATATATTCTGATCCTTCTGTAGTTGTTAGAGCAACATCATCTTTTTCTGCTTCTTTTACTACAACCTTTACATTTTTACCAAATACTGTATTTACATCATCTAATGATGAATTTAATGTATATAATACTACAAAATCTACTTATTATGGTTTTATAACACAATCACAAGGAAATTTTTCTTCAAATTTAATACAAAACGATAATCATATTTTAACATTATCTGGTAGTGGTTTATTTTATACCTCAAGTATAACAGTTATTAATTTAAATACTAGAGTAACATCATCAATAACATCAGGATCAAACACTTATATATCAACAAGTTTTTCATCGTCAAATAATAATACTTATAATGTAACGGCAACAACTACAACATTACCTTATTTAATCCAAACATATTCTGGTTCTATATATCCTGTAACTCCATCTAGTAGTTTAAGTGATTGGAATGATTATATAGGAAGGATATACTATGGATCAGGTTCGGGATTTACAGCATCATATATATCTAACTCAGCTAATAATGTATATTTAGCTGGAGGTAATTTATATGATGTCCAAGCTATAGAAATTAGAGCCTTGGTATTCCCAGGAACTAATCTACTAACTCAGTTTACTCCTTATGGAATGTATAATTTATCTTATTTATATATTCCTACAGGTTCATTATCAGCAGTACCTTCATTTACTGGGGCTCCAAGTATAAATAATATTACTATTACTAATAATTTAATTACAGGAAGTAATTTTAATTTAACAAGTAGCACTAATTTACAATCATTAGATGTTAGTTATAATAAAATATCAGGAAGTATACAAAATGTTTTAAATTCAATCCCAACCTCTTCTATTCAATACCTTAATTTATCAAATAATAATTTAACTGGTAGTATTCCTATATTAACCTCATCTTATGCTTTAACTTATTTTGTATGTTCTAATAATACACTATCAGGTAGTATATCAAGTTTAAATGGAAATTTTAACTTACAAACATTTGATTGTAGTAATAATGCTTTAATAGGTAGTATACCTAATTTATCTAGTTGTCCTAATCTACAATATTTTTATTGTTCAGATAATAAATTAACAGGACAATTGCCAACAAATTTAAGTGGTAGTTATTCATTAAGATGGTTTGATGTTGGTTATAATAATTTGACAGGTAGTATTCCTTTAATAACAGGATCTCTTCAAGCATTTTATTGTAGTAACAACCAACTGTCTGGTAGTATTGGAAGTTTAAATGGGGCTACTAATTTAATAAATTTTGATTGTAGTGTTAATGCCTTAACAGGAAGTATACCTTATTTAGTTAATTGTTCTAACTTAGAATATTTTAGTTGTCATGATAATAAGTTATCAAATTATTCTGGATCATCGTCTACAACAAGTTCATTTGATGGACCTGGCTTATCTCCTACATTAACACAATTTTATGCTCAAACTAACCAATTAAAATCATCGGATGTAGATAATATATTATATGATTTAGATAAATCAGGTAAAACAAACGGAATATTAAATTTAAGTGGAGGAACTAATGCAGCTCCATCAGCGTTTGGTTATCCATATACCTCTTCTTTAGTAAGTAAAGGATGGATTATATCAATAAATTAACAAAAAGCAATAAAAACATATATTTATAGTATATACAATAAACAATTATGGCAATTTTAAGTAACACAACAGTAACAGTAGATGCGGTATTAACAACGAAAGGCCGTGAATTATTAGCTCGTAACGATGGTTCATTTCAAATCACACAATTTGCTTTGGCTGATGATGAAGTAGATTATACATTATATAATCCAAACCATCCATCAGGTTCTGCATTTTATGGTGAAGCAATTGAGGCAATGCCTGTAATACAAGCATTTCCAAATGATACACAAATAATGCGCTATAAACTAGCAACATTACCTCGTGGTACATCACGTTTACCAGTTATAAGTTTAGGTTATAATACAATTACACTTAAACAAGGTGCTTCATTAACAATAACACCTCAAACATTAAATTATTTAGGTGCTACAAGTACTTTTGAAGCTAATGGATATGTAGCTACAATAGCAGATATTAGACTATTATCAGCATTCCAAGGTACAGGTATTACAACTACAACAGTTGGTGATCAAGGATTAAATACAACAACAGGTGCGGTATTATCTAAATCAGTTTTAGGTACATCATTTACATTAACTGGAACAACAGTTAATACTTTATATGGTACTTCATTAACTACTTTATCTACTACAATTACTGTGATTGGTAGAGATAGTGGTGCTAGAATTACTATTCCAGTTAATATTCAAAAAGTATCAACAACCTAATTTAAAATAAAATAAAATATGTCATTTTCAAGATACAATACTGAAGATTCAGTAATAAGTGCCGAAACCATAGTTCGTGGATTATGGACAGGAGATACAGGCTCTTTATCTACATTTTTTACCTCTAGTACTGGTTTAGCAGCAAGTGGAGAATATTATGTAGATGTTTATAATGGTAATCCTTCAGTCTCAACATCTGAACTACAATTTGATATTCAATATGGTCATATAGCTGGTTCAGGATCTGTACCTGTTAATACAAACGTAAGAGGATACTCTCCCTCTCGTATTGTATATGGTCAATATAGAAATTTAGTTTACGGTACGGAAGATACAAATTTTAGTTTTGATGGTGGTACAAATACAGCAGAACAAATTTATGTAATTAATATTTCTAGAGCTCGTTATAAACAATCATTATTACCAGGATCATTAAATTTATCTTTAACTAGTGGAAGTGGTGGTAATACTAAGACTATTAAATTAACAGACGATAGTAATACAACATCATTAACTAGATTTATTGGTGAAAATAGAGTATTCTATATTATTAGTGGTAGTAATGGTAACGCTTATACAGCGGCTGCTTCTGCTTCATATTATGGTATGATGTTACCTGATTTAGGAATTATTATATTAGATGCTTCTGGATCACTAGGGGGAGCTGGATATTTCATCTCAGCATCTTCTTTAGGAACATCTTCAGCATCAAATAATCATTTAAGACTATTTAATTCAATATCTGCATCAGCAGCTGGTGGTAATCCATTTACATTACAATCACAAGAGGTAGTATCATCACGTTATTTCTTTACACGTGTTAAAAATAGTGAATTTAACTATACAACAAATCCATCTATTATAGATAATAATGGTAACTTATTATATACTACATTAATTAATAATCCTCAAACTTATCTTACAACAGTAGGAATGTATAATGATAATAATGAATTATTAGCTGTAGCTAAATTATCAAAACCATTAGCAAAAGATTTTACTAAAGAAGCTTTAATTAGAATCAAATTAGATTATTAATGCATGTCATCATTCAAAAAGTTATCCAAGGCCGACGTAACAACAGTATCATACGCTGCTAATAAGCGCTGGTCTTTTAATTACACAGATGATCCAAATGATTCTTATGCTATTTATTATACAGGATCAAATGTTCCCTTTAATATAAGTGGACCTTTTACAGCTAATAGCCAATACTCTTCTTTAATATACGATCAAATAAATCATTTATTTTATCAATCGTTTACAAGTAGTTTAGATACAGGTTCATTAATGTTTAACGTTAATACTTATGAATCTGCTTCATCTCAACGTCCAACTGCTTCTTATTTTAATTATAATACTAATCCGTTACTGATAAAACAGTTTCCAACTGATATCAATGATACTATAGGAGTATTAAATATTAATCAAGATATATACGGTTCTAAAATATTACCTACTAGCTTTCAAATAAGTTCTTCTAATATTTTACTTAAAGATGATGGAAATGGAAATCTATATGACGTACGAGCATCAGAAGGACAATACGTAGATCTAAATTGGGTAACAGTAAATTATTTCTATTCAGGAAGTTTTAATGGAGTAACTACTGCTATCTTTGTAGGAAATATATTTTATGCTCATGGAATAGTAGTTATTACTAATGATGATTATACAGGTAGTTTATGGAATGCTCCAACTAATAATGTCCTTTCATTTCAAAATGAACATATTATCTACGAAAATGAAGTACGTTGTATAGTACGTGAAAGTGATTATAATTTATCCTATAATCCTACTTTACTACAATATAAAGGACAATATATTGTTCCAATTTCTGGTAGTAATACTATTATGACAGGAAGTAATAATACTTTTACATTAACAGGGTCATTTGATAGTACAGTTAAAGATTTTGCTACTGGATCATTCTTCCAACCATACGTTACAACAATAGGATTATACAATGATGATAATGAATTACTAATGGTAGCTAAATTAACTAAACCAATAGTTTTATCTTCAGATACAGATATGACTTTCATTGTTAAATATGATCTTTAATATTTATAATAAACATAGTTATGATAAAATGGAACTATTGGGATTCATATAATCCCGAAGATTATTTAGGTTTTGTTTATAAAATTACCAATCTTACAAATGGTAAATTTTACATTGGTAAAAAATATTTTTGGTACAACAAAAAGAAAAAACTCACCAAAAAACAACTAGCTGAACAAACTGGACCTGGTCGCAAACCAACTACTGAAATTGTTAAAGTAGAAAGCGATTGGAAAACATATTGGGGTTCATCTAAAGAATTACTTAAAGATGTTAAGGAATTAGGTGAAGATCATTTTGAATGTATTATACTTAAACTGTGTAAGACTAAAAAACAACTTACATATTTTGAAATGCACCATCAATGTAAAGCAGAATGTCTGGTATGTCCTAATTTAACATATAATGATAACATATTAGGAAAGTTTTTTAGTAAAGACTTGGTAGATTAACTTGCCTTTCATACTTTCCCGGTTATGGAAAATGCTGCTCTATTAATATTATTAGAATCTGTATTAGGTACTGGTCACAAGACTAGTCGGGGCAATTATTCATTTAAATGTCC